CGTATAACGGATTCCAGAATCGTGTGCGTCATAGCAATGTGATGCTCAGCAGCTCAGTGCGGCTGAGCTTCATCGCCCTGGCTGAGGCTGACATGCTCAGCATCCTCAGCCACCACCAAGGCCAGTTTGGCAGCTTTGAAAGCTTCACACTGCCATCGAGCATCTGGAGCGGCGTCACCACCATCAGCGACTACGAACTGACGGACTACCGCTGGCGATACACGGACGCGCCAACCGTAGATGACGTCTACTGCGGGCGCTACAACGTCGAGCTGGCACTTGAAACCGTACCGCCTGAAGGCAAGTTTGCCAGTGGCGCTGAGTTGGCAGTGATCATTACGCTGGCGCCTGGGGCTGCTGTGACAACCAACGGCCTGCAGCAGAGTGTCACACTATCCATTGCTGGCGGCTCGGCTTCTCAAGTCATTGGCGGCGACGGTCTTCAGGAGAGCATCACGATCAGCCTCGTAGGTGGCACGGCTTCTGTGATTGCTGGCGACGAGGCAAGCTTCTGGAGTGACTGGGCATTTACCCGCAGCGACATCTTCTTGTACGAGCAAGGAGCAGCAACCGAATCGCCTGCGTATTGGATGACGTGGCAAGCCTTGCCCGAAAGCTCTCCGCTGCTATTTGAAGATGCCACCTAGCTATCGCTAAGCTGGAAGCACACTGATTAGACGTTTGCAGTCTTGACGTTATGGCAGCCCCCAATATCAAGAGCGGCAGCTCCGTCACGACGGTCACCGGCAAGACCGTGGGCTACGCCGTCACCACCTCAATGGCTGCAGCGCTGAGCAATGGCTCCAGCAGCGGCAAGGTGCTGAAAATCAATTCGGTGTACTGCGCCAACGTGGACGGCACCGCAGCAGCCGACATCAGCCTGGAGCACTACAACGGCACGACGGGGTTTGCGATCGGCAAGACCATCGCCGTACCAGCTGATGCCACTCAGGTGCTGGTCACCCGCGAGGCATACATCTACCTGGAGGAAGGCCACAGCCTCCGCGCACAGGCCAGCGCTGCTGGCGACCTGGAACTGGTCATCTCCTATGAGGACATCAGCTGATGCTTGGCTTTAACGGTGGCTTAATGGGCGTCAGGCGTACGCCGACAACCGGCACAGCGTCTGGCCTGTGGTTCCAGAATGAGCAGAGCGTGGCACAGCGGGCAGGGATTTGGCCGATTGTTCAAACCACGGATCCTGACTTTGCCAGTGTGTCGCTGTTGCTTCACATGGATGGGGCGAATAACAGCACTACTTTCACCGACAGCAGCGCAAACGCTCTAACGGTGACTCCTAGCAATAACGCCAAGATAAGCACAGATGTTGTCAAATATGGCACCGGCGCATATCGGTCAACCAGTGCCACCAATGATCAACTGGCGCTGCCTTCAACGAGCCTGCTGGAACTGACAGGTGATTTTACGATTGAGTTTTGGTTATACGCTTTGGCAAATCGCGGCAGATTATTCAACCTGGCCGCCGCCAATTCAAGAATAGAAATAAACCAGGACGGATCCAATCCTTACGAGTTTTACTTGTACAATCAAGGTGTCGAGATATTTGACAACCTTCCCGTAGGATTGTCAGGCAGTAGCTGGCATCACTTGGCCCTGACAAGATCCGGCTCTACCTTGCGCTTATTCGGAGGTGGAACCCTATACGCGACTGCAACTCATAGCAGCACATTGACTCCCACCACTGTCATGGGCAGTGGTAGTGTACTTTTTGATGGCTATATGGATGATTTAAGGATCACAAAAGGCGTCGCCCGTTACACCGCCAACTTCACTGCACCTACTGCGCCATTCCCTGACGCATGATGCTCTACTCCCACAACGCCACCATCCCAGCACCCCTGCCGCACCGCATCCGCTTTGCGGACGGCAGCACCCGCACCGACAACAGCACCTTCACGCCTGACGAGCTGGAGCGTGCGGGCTACTCCGGCCCGTTCGAGCGCCCCGAGTGCAACCCGAAGCTGGAGACCATCGACTGGGACGGCACGCAGTTCCTGGTGCGTCCCTACAACTTCGATGAGCTGCAGGCGCAATACGCCAAGGTCCGCCAGCGGCGCATCGAGCTGCTCAAGGCCAGCGACTGGACGCAGATTGCTGACTACGACCTAGGCGCTGATCGTGAAGGCTGGGCCGCCTACCGCCAGGCCCTGCGCGACTTGGCCGATGCTGCCAACCCGTTCGACATTACCTGGCCGCAGCCGCCTGCCATCTCGGCAGAATGAATTCATCTGAGCATCAACTATGGCTTCCCTGATCTACAACTCATTCGTTGATGACATGGCTCGTGGTGCCATCGACGCGGACACCGATACCTTCAAGGTGATGCTGGTCTCATCGGCCTACAGTCCGAACAAAGACACGCACGACAAGCGTGATGATGTCACCAACGAAGTCAGCGGCACCGGCTACACCGCTGGCGGCGTCACCAGCGCCTGCACCGTCACCAAGGACACCGCCAACGATCGCGTCACCCTCAGCTTTGCGGCTGTGAACTGGGCCAGCAGCACCATCACCGCCAGGGCTGCTGTGATCTACAAATCACGCGGCGGCACGGCATCTAGCGATGAACTGGTCTGCTATGTGGACTTTGGCGCTGATGTTTCGAGCAGCTCTGCAACCTTCAGCCTGGGCAGCAGCGTCATCACGCTGCAGAACTGATGGCCACCTTCCCGGCGCTGGAGCCGGCCACACGCCGCTACAGCATGGGCACCTTTCCCGTCACCGAGGAGAAGGGCTTCGGTGGTGGCAGCATCCGCTTCCGGCATGGCACCACCGCCTACAGCCACATCCTTGAACTGAGCTTCGCTGCACTGACGCAGGCTCAGGCCAAGCTGCTGCGTGATCACTACCGCGAGCAACAGGGCGGCTACATCGCCTTCCCGCTCAGCACTGAAGCCTGGGTTGGCCACACCAGTTTCACCGATCTGGTGCCAACCTCTACGCACTGGCGCTACGCTGCACAGCCGCAGGAAGACCATTTAACCGCCGAGTACGTCAACGTCACAATCAGCCTAATCAGCGTGCCAGCTGTGGTCGCCGCAGCATCTTCCGGCCTAGCCTCTATAGTCACGGTTACCATGGCCGGTGGTACGGCGTCTAGTCCCTAAACTGGATCTATGGCGATCTCTCCCGGACTCTACAACATCACCCTGCAGCGCAGGGCGGACTATAGCGTTACGCTCCAGTTCAATAGCGACACCAATACGCCCATTAACCTAACAAGCTGGACTGTTGCCGCACAAGCATGGGACGAATCTCGCACCACAAAATACGCTGATTTCAGCGTAAGCTACACCAATAGAACTACGGGCACTATTGCGCTGTCGCTTACAGACGATCAGACTGCTACATTCCCTAGCACCGCCTACTACGACGTATTGCTCACAAATCCCAGCGGCCTCAAGGAGTATTACCTAGAAGGTATTATTTTCGTGAAAGAGGGATACACAGCATGATCTCCGTCAATGTAAGTGAGTCCACAAATACCGTAAATGTAACGACGGGAGATAACACAACCGTTGCCGTGTCTGTACCTGCGACCACGGTAATTACAACTACCACAACAGGACCGCAAGGACCGGCCGGACCATCCGGCAGCAGCACCGGCAGCCCCACTTTCATCCAAGCAACGCAACCCACCAGCGGCGAACTAGGCGGCGCAACGAAATACGCCTGGTGGGACACATCTGGTGGTGATCTTACACTTTGGATTGAGGACGGCATCTAATGGCACTTCGTAACGCTTTTGGGGCGCTCGCACTCGACGCCACAGTTGCCGCAATCAAGACCTGGCTGGAGGCCCGCACTGGCGCAAAGTCCACCGCCAACAGCATCTCCGTCAACATCGCCAACGACCAAACCGTGCCGGTTAGCGGCAGCGTGTCAATCAGCGGTACACCAGCCGTAACCGGCCCGCTCACGGACACGCAGCTCCGCGCCACCGCCGTGCCTGTGTCGGGCACATTTTGGCAGGCCACGCAGCCGGTATCCGGCCCGCTGACTGATACACAGCTGCGAGCTGCGGCGGTTCCGGTTAGTGGCACCTTCTTTCAGGCGACGCAACCGATCAGCGGCAGCGTGTCAATCACAGGCACTGCTGCAGTCTCTGGCCCGCTGACCGACACCGAGCTGCGAGCCACAGCGGTGCCGGTGTCTGGCACCTTCTGGCAGGCCACGCAGCCGGTGAGCGCCAGCGCCCTACCGCTCCCGACTGGCGCCGCAACAGAGACGACGCTGGCAGCAGTGAACGGGAAGCTTCCAGCGCTGGACAGCGGCCGGCTGCCGGTGGTATTGCCGGCTGGCGGTGGCGGGCTGACAGACACCGAGCTGCGGGCCACGCCTGTAGAGGTGATCAACACCAGCCCAGCATTCATGCGTGCGGGCTTTGCTGAAGTTGGCAGCGGGATCGTCGGCAAAGCGGCTGAGGATTTCACCCTGCTGCAGACGGGCAGCGGCATGACGGTGAACCAGTCGAGCGGGAACCTTGTCATCACGACCGGCACCACCGCCAACAGCGAAACGGTGATCCGCTCGATTGATACGTTCTCAGGCTCATTGCTGGCACGCCTGAAGGTGATCCTGTCTCAGAGGATCGCTAACCAGACATTCAGATACGAGCTGGCTGATTTGATTGGTGCGGCGCTGTCCTAC